CCCCCAATGGTGCCACTGATGAGGGTGGTGGCTGTGCCTGCAGTGCCACCATTCACCAGGGCCACATCAAAGTAGTTCACAGTGCTGGCTGCCACGTCATTAGCCGTGACTGCCTTCACCTGGTGGATTTCCACTGCAGCAGGGGCAATGAAAAGTGGCAGGTAATCATCTGCAGCTGGATCGTGATCCACATACACTGCCACCTTCTGCCTGATATATCCCTGAAACATTATGTACCTCTCTCTCTGGGAAATCCCCCAGGGCCTCAGCCCCAGGGGAGCCTATTCATCTCTCAGCTGAGCCTATGTGGGCTCAGTAGCATCAGCAGTGTATGCCACGCCAAAGGTATCCCGCCTGATAGCATAAGCATATCCAGCACTGATGTTGAGCTCCCAGGCTCTCAGGCTGGCATCACGCTCAGGCTCAAGCATGGGAGCCTTGCGAGAATCAAAGGCCAGGGCCTGTGGGCTGAAGATAGCAGATACTGCATCAGCAGATGCATCCACTGCGATATTCGCATTCACAAACCACTGGGCATTGATCCACTGGCCCACAAAGAAATCCATGAGTGCACGGTTGGCAACCTCACCCAGGAGCACCTTTGTGGCAGCAGGCTGCCCCAGCTCCACCCAGATATCATGCCAGTGATATGGGTGCAGCACCACATAGATCGGATTGGGGGTTTTCGCATTTCTCAGCACCGAAATGCCAGCTGCAAAGGTGGCGATGGTGGCACTAGAGCCAGCACCAGCACCCTTATCAGTTGAGAAGCTGCTGAAGAGCCCCACAATATCAGTATCGATCTTGGTGGCCACAGCATTGCCCAGCTCTTGGCTGGCATCACGCTGTGCATCATCAGGATCGGTTTCGATACGCCGATCTGTGAGAATCACCTGTGCCATCACCTCACCTGGGGTGAGTGTGGCCAGCACAGTCTTGGTGAATTCGGTGGCATTACTGTAATCCACGCCTTCACCCACTGCCTCAGCACTGATCTCAGGATATACGCTTACCTTCCTGGCCATCCACCCTCTTGCAGAGTAGTTGGTAACCAAGGAAGTCATCATATTACTCTCTCTCGCTACAAAGAGAGCATCCTCAAAGATCGAGTTGAAGAGGCTATTCAGAGATGTAACCGTACTCAGAGCCATGATCTCTCCATCCTCTCATCATTTATGCCCCGCTATGGGGCCTCATGCCACTCTTGGTGGCTCCCTATTCAACTTCCTGGGGCATCTTTACACCTGATCCACCCCAGAAACTGGTGTGCCCTATGCCAAAGTAATCAGCAGCTCTCTGCTCATCAGTTCTCTCTGGCACTGCACCAGGTGCAGCCTGTGGTGCATTCACCGGTGCCACCTTGGGCACTGGCTTTGCTCCAGGCTTCTGCACCAAGCCTGGATACTTCTGGGCCAGGGCCTGCACAAGCTCATCAAGATTCACGATCCTGCCATCTTCATCTCTCACAAAATCGTTTTGATCGATGAGCTTCACAGCCGCATCTGGCTCCATGCCCACCGCCACAGCTGATGCTGTGATGGCCTGGCTGGTTGCAAGCCTCTCTGAGTGGCTCTTCAGCTCCTGGTTTTCACGCTCCAGGGCCTCAAGCCTCTCAGCTTGCTTCTCAGCCTCACTCTTCTGGGATTCCTCAATTTTCTGGAGCTTGCTCTTGAGAGAATCATAATCCTTGAATTTGGCTCTCTCAGCTTTCACCCGATTGCCTATCATGGCATCGAGTTCATCCTGGGTGAGTGTGAGCACTCCTGGCCCCTGGCCCTCAGCATTTGCGCCATTTTCGGCTGGCTGAACCTGTGGCTGAGAATCCGGTGGCTGCCCTGTGGGCTGAGTGCGATCCACACCATGGTGAGCATCTCCTGCAAACTTCACGGTTTCGGGCTCTTGGGCCTGCTGAGCATTGCGATCCACTTGCTGCCCTGCGCTGGGCTGCCCCTGGCTGCTCTGGCCACCACCCGCTCCCGCTTCATCTGCCTGCCATCTGATCAAATCCCTGTATCGCATGAATCTTCCCTTCTGATCGCCCTTTACGGTGGGCTGAACCTATGCCCCGCATGGGAGCCATCCCTTTGGATGAGAGTTTTGGTGGCATTTAGGCCAGCCACCAGGGCCATAGTATATCTTATCCACTCCCCATTCTGGGGTTGTTCACCGTGAGAACCAAGGTGATGAAAAATGCCATCATCGCCAGTGCTGCCAGCATGATGATATTTTTCTCGCCATGCACCATGCCGGTGCAATCGATCCCGCAATCTGGCTGGCTTACTACCTCAAGAATTGGGCCTTGCATCTCTTCACACTCACACATTATCCTGCGATCCTTCCTTGGTTTGGGAGCTGTAAGGCCACCAGAATGGCCCCAGGGCCCCTGTGTTCTCACTCAAAGCCATCCCCAGTATGATACCCCCTGAGGGTGGCACAGTCAAGCTATGGGCCCCTGTGAGGCCCTGCAGTGGCATGGGAATGGCCCTTGATGAGCTCATGGCCCACCCCTGCCGGTGCACTGAGGCCATGCCTCTTGCCCACCTCAGCCCACCACTGGGCAAATTGGGTGGGCAACAATATCCTTCTCTCTGGCTCACCCTCAGCCTGGGGCATGGGGGCTCCCATCTCCCAAAGATCGTGCAGTTCCTTCCTGGCCCACTCCTGCCCTGCCAGCAAGGGCTCCAGGGCACGCTGTATCTCTTCCCAGCTCACGATCCTGGGCTGCATATCTTGGGCACTGATCAGCTGTGGCTTCTGGTACTCACTCATCAATTGGCTGCCTTCCTCTGGTTTTTTTGTTGCCCTTGGGTGGAGTGTGCATGATGATCCTGCCACCATACTGCTCCAGGTATATGCCCATCTCCAGGGCCCTATCAAACGGTGGTATCCCAGTGGGTGGCTTATATGAAAGCCACTTGAGTATCTCACTCCTGAGCCCCACTGGCACAGTGGTGATATCGCCAGAATCCTGGATCACCACCTTATTGCCACCTCTGGTATGGGTGAGGCTCTGCTCACCGGTGGCACTCAGCCACCTCATGATCACCATTATAGCTCACCCCCCATCCAGCTCACGATAAAATCAAAGTATTCAGCATCACTCTGGGCGAATTTGAGAGGATCATTGTACAGGGCCTGCACCCCCATGGTGATCACCTCATTGCTCTTTGCCACCTCAGGGTAGCCCTCATTGGCATATGCCCTGATAGGCTCTGTGAGCCTGCTGGGGTTCTTGGGATCGGTGTATAGCCTGCCAGCATATGAGCTATAGAATTTGTCTTTGATGCACCACTCATCTCTGGGCCCATAGCCTTCCAGATCATAGAAACTCTCGATCTCATAGTTGGCTGTACGGTTATTGTAGAATCTCTGCCTCTTCCTGGCATACTCCAGGCCCCTGGTGCCTTCCATATTGTGGGTGAATTCGTGCACGATCACATCCATATCTTCACCCTTGGCCACTGAGATGGCCCCCTGATGGCCACCATATGAGAAGGCCCTGCCGGTGGTATTCTTCTCTATCCTCACATTTGCCACCTGGTGATCATCATCGAATCTCACTTTCAACCTGCTCCTGAGCCAATCCCTGGCACTCTCCATCCTCTTTACGGTGGCCTTGGTGGGGTTTGGATTCTTATATGATGCATTCATGCTGGTGGCATATGTGATCTCCAGGCCCATCTGATCCTTCTTATCGTATGTTGGGATCAGCTTCCAGCCCTCTCTTTGCCTCTTCCTCTCTGCCTTCTTCATGAGGCTGGCTGCCACGTCCACCTCATCACTGGCAGCAAACATCTCTTTTCTGAGTGCTTCCTGCCTCTTGAGGATCGCCTGATATTGTGGGGATTCATAGCTGTACTTCTCCCTCACAGCTTTGCTTTCATCGTATGATTTCCAGAGGGCATCACTCTTCTCTCGATATACAGCAGCTGCCTGATCTTTGCGCTGGCTGGCTGCCTCATAATCTGCATTGGCCTTGAGCACCTTCTTATTCTTGAGCAGCTTCTCTCTCACACTGGCCCCATGGGCTGTGGAGTAATCCAGGGTTTGATCTCCCCCCTGGGTGGGCTTCACACTTTGTTTGCCCATCGCCACATTGTGCAGCTGCTGCTTGAGTGTGCCAGGTGGGATGGGGCGATCCTTGCCCAGGAGCTTATACACTGGAGTGGGCACCCTCATGGGCCCCCATACTTCATTCTCATGGCTGCCCACCATATCACTGAATTTCACCTTCCTGGTGATCCAGAGCTGGTGCCTTGCCGCTCCCATGATATCCTTCTGATCCTCATATGAGAGCCTATTGAATATGGTTTCACCAGGCTCCACCACAGGATTATTGAGCCCCAGTGGGCCAGCCAGGATGGGGATCATCATGCATCTGCCATTGTGGTGATCATTAAGCACCTCATCATTCAAGTGATGAGTGCCGTGCATGGCCCAGCAGCTGATGCAGGTACGCTTATCTGCAGCACTCTTCCATATCCAGCCACCCACCACATCATTATTGGCCACAAAGTTGGCCCTCTGGGCCTCTCGATAGGCATACAAATGGGCAGTTCTGGCCAGTGTGAGGCTCTGCTGGAGCCCCCAGCCCAGGGTTTTCTGCAGCTCCCTGCCCACCACGTTGGGATTCTGGCCCAGAGCCAGCCCAGTGGCTATCCTTCCCAAGGCCTGATCTGCCACCTGTACGCTATAAAATTGCTCTATCTTCTCTTGCAGGGCCTCTCCCTCAGCAAACATCCCAGCTGCCACTTCCAGAAGATCGGTATTCACCATATTCCAGCCGATCCCAATGGCCTCTTGGGCATCCTCATCATCTGGGAAATAGGATTTCACCAAATCAAGGGCATGCCTGCCCCCATCCTCAAGCCCACGCTCCCACTCTGCTTTAGCATCCACGTAGCTGTATCTGGCGTATTTATTGCCAGCCACCCTCAGCTGCTGCTCAAGCCTCTGGTATTGCTCCAGCCTGAAGAGCTGGGCCTGGGTGATCCTCTTCCCACCCTTCATCTGCTGCTCAAGTTGCTTCTCAAGCCGCTCACTCTGCTTGATGGCTGCAGCATATGTTTGCCGGTATTGTCTTACCTGCAGAGCTGCCTGGCTGGGATCGTACATAGCCAAGTATTGCCGGTGACGATCAGAAGCCAGCAGCACAGGGTGGCTATATTTCGTGGTTTTATCTGTGGAGGCCATCAATTATCCCTCACGGTGGGCAAGATCACCTCAGATACCTGATCCACCAGCATCTGGGTATACTGGGCCTGCAGCACAAGCCAGGAAGGCACACTCAGCATAAAACTGGGCTTGCTCCCCCTGGCAGATGTGATCATGATACGCCAGGCATCATTGGGCCTCTTGCCATCTTCCCAATGCACTGTATCTGCACCTGCACCATCGAGCCAGGCCAGGCTCACACTGCCCAGCCTGAGCATCAGGTGGCTATCCTTCACCAGATAGGGGCTGATCTTGGCTGTAACCTTCCCCTCTGGTAGTGGCACTGTGGGCACTGGGCTCCCCTTCCTTGGCCAGCCTGAAGCCACCGGTGGATAGTATCTTGATGAGCTCCTGGGCCAGGATGGGCAGCAGGAGCTTCATGAGGGTGCCCAGAGGGCCATTAAGCAGCTCATTCAGCTGCTGGGCCAGAGTATCATCTTCCTGCTCTCCTGGGAGCTCCAGAGCCATCTGGAGCATATCCTTCTGGCTCTCCACAGCCTCAAGAAATGATAGTGCAGGCACCTTGAAAGCCACAGGTATGCTCTCGCCCTCTTTGAATGGCACCATCTTCCAGCCCGTGGGCACCCAGGCAGCCTCTGCAACTTCATCCAGCACGATGAAATCCCAGGCATTCTCTGCTGGATCGTAGTCCAGCACCAGCTCATCAGCCCAGAAACGAATACCCCTATCTTCCATTTCTCACCTTCTCATGGTTGATCATAGAATTCAGCTCTTCCAGTGCGATCTCCAGCTTGGCCACCTCAGGCATCAGCTGGCACCTGGCACAGGTGCACTCTTCTGGGTGAATATGCCGGTGCACATCGATGCAGATACACTCAGGCATCACATCAAGCAGCTCCTGGGATGCCTTGAGCACCTCTCCCACCTGTGCCATCATCCTGATCATAGCTGGGCCCCCTGGCCCTGCTCAAAGGCTGTGATGAGGGCCTGGCCCAGAGTATCATTCAAGGTGGCCTCTTGGCTTACCCTGGCCTTTTCAACGTCCCAATCTATGCCCCTTCTCTTGGCGATCCTCTCCCTGCTGGAGAGCTTAGCATCCAGCTCAAAGGCATCACGGTTTGTATCTTCCTGGGCATTCGGTGGCAGAGGATCGCTCCAGTGGAGTATAGTTTCCACATCTTCACCCAGGCCCATGAGCTCAGCCCCACGCTTGTTGATCTCCACTATGGCCTGGCCATAGGTGTTCCTCTTCATCTCAGTTTTATCCAGGAGATCGCCAAAGAGCACCCTGAGGGCGAATCCACTCTGGGCCCCAATCGCCATCCTATCAGGATCGCTCTCAGGCACCTGGGTGATATCAGCAAATGAAGTTCTCAGGAATCTCAGGAGCTCAAAGCTGCTGCTCATCTCCTGGGCCATCTCCAGCACCCCCATGCTGGCCCAATCCTGGCTGCTCATGGCAAACTTGCTGCCATCCATGGGGATATCATTCTTGCCGAATCCCTTGGCCCAGGGCTGGGGATGGGCATATATCCTGGTGATCCTCATCAGATTGCTGGCCACTTTATTGATGGCATCATTCATATCAGCATCTTCCAGATCACTGATGCCATAGAATGAGTTTGGTGCAGGGAGATTCTTGATGGGCACGATATATGGCCATTCGTATGGCCACTGCTCAGGCTCTTCCACCACCACCCACCTGCCCCGCTCCAGCTTCTCTGTGAATGTAGTCCAGAAGCCAGTGGTTTCTCCTGGGCCCTCTTCAGTATCCTCAGCCACTTCCAGAGTGTGGATCATACGGTGGGCACTGCCATTCTTCATGTACCTCAGCTCATATGCCCACACCTGATCCACATCTGTGGGATTCCAGTGAGGGATCACAAAAGCAGGATCGAGATTCACCAGCCTGGGTGGCTCTTCCTCTCCCTGGGGCACCAGCTGCACATAGGCTGTGCCGGTGATGCCACCATTCATGGCCACCTCTTGCAGGAATTGGCCCTGCCACTCTTTGCTCACCCACATCTCAGCCAGAGAGGCCTCTGCAGGGCTCTCAGCACTGCTCAGCTCCCCATCGATGCCCTCAGGTATCTCCCAGCTGATGGGTTTGCCGAATAGGAAGGCCACCCCTTTATTCACCACCTTCCTGGAGATATTGATCACCAGGTTATCATCTGGGCCTTCACCGCTGGGGCCCATCCTTCTCTTCAGGTGCTTTCTGTGCTCCCCAGCATAATATTTCCTGAGCAGCTGCACCCTCTTGATGTGATCCTTCTGCTCTGAGCTGAGCCCAGTGTATATGCTCATGGGGCTGCCAGGATCGGTGGGGGCAGCTCTCCAGTTACTGATGGCTGCCTCTGCAGCCTGGTTAAGTCTCTCCCACAATGTGGCCATCTTCCACCTCTCTCATGCTCTCTGGGCCCCCACAGGGCTCACCATAGTACATTCTCAGCCAGCTCAGGCACATCTTTGCTTTGCCATACCATCAAGGCCCTGGCGATTACGGTATCATCGTGCACGCCTTCCACTCCAGAATACTTGATCCTGCCGGTGGATGCATCTTTGGTGGCCTCATATGCCTCAAGTTCAGCATTCCACACTGGATCATCTTGAAATTGCCACTCGCCCTGCTCCATTGCCAGCACCAGGCTCCTGATGAGTGGCCCCTTGCTGGTAGCTGTAGTTTGGAAGCCCATGAGCTCAGTGCTGAGCCTCTCCGTAGCCAGATCGCTCTCAAGCTGCTCCATTACTGGCTCACCTATCGAGTTGAGCTCACCCAGCATCACCTGGGGCTGCCAGGCCTTCAGGGCTTCCATCAGCCACCCTCTCTGGATCGTATACCCCACTTTGTTGAAGCGATCACGGTAAACTTCATGCCCACAGGTGGCACAGCCAATCGAGATGGCAGAATAATCCTGCTGGTTTGCCCAATCCACCCCAGCCACCAGGAGATGCCCATCATGATCCTCAGGCCTGGTATCGAGTGGAGCACCCAGGGCCAGCCTTCTGAACACTGCACCGGCATTATCGAGAAACTTGGCGAGAATCTCCTGCTGATAATCCTCTTCTGTCATGTCCTCAGTCAGCTCATCCAAGGCTTCCCCATCGAGATGAGGATTCTCCAGAGAAGAGAAGTGCCATGCACCCCACCTGCCACGATCATCTGCAAGAGCTCTTTGATATAAGGCATAGGCATGATTCTTCCTGAACGGTGTGAAGATAAAGATCGCATCCCCACCATTATCGAGCAGCATGGGGGCACCCACCTGGCCCCAGGCCTCATACTTCATGAATGAAAACTCATCAAGGATGAGCAGATCGGCATAATCACCTCTCAGGGAGTTGGCATCATGTGCGGTTTTGCACCTGATGAGCCCACCGGTGGATGGCATCCTCAGAAGCCTCTCCGTTTCATTCTTCAGCACATCACCAGAGCTGATGAGAGGCTGCAGGTAGTGCACCACCTTCTCCCAGAAGGCATTGGTTTGGAAGGCAGTGGGTGCAGCTTCCAGCACCCTCTTCCCGCTCAGGAGCCCCTTGGTGGCCACCACTCCTGCACCAGTGGTTTTGCCTGAACGCCTGCCAGCCACCAGCACCTTCCTCTTTGCCTGGCTGGTTACAAATGGCAGCTGGGCAGGATGGGGCCTGGGCAGCCACAGATCAATTTGCCGCTGTGGAGTGCTCAGCACTCATGCTCTCCCCTGGTAGCTCTTCATTGTAGTGCACATTCACCCTGAGATCAGCCACTTCCAGCTGCTGGGGAGCATCGATGCCCAGGAGCTTGGCTCTGCGATCCTGAATCTTCAGCATTCTATCGATGGCAGCCAGATTCCCGCCCAGCACTTTATCCCAGATCGCCAGATCGGCCTCTTTTAGCCTCTCCAGTTCTATCTCCCTAATGGCCTCTGCACTCTCATGAGCTTCCTCTCTCAGCCTGGCCAGCTCAAACGCCACATCTTTGTGGGCTGTGCGATCACTCCAGCTCCTGGGCAGGGCATCAGCACCAAAGTGCTCCAGTGCAGCCTTGGCAATCTCTGCATATCTCGCCCCACTCATCCTCAGCTCAAGCACAAAGGCCCTGCGCTGGGCCACTGCCACCTGCTGTGGAGCAGTTTTGCTCTTGGTGCCCATGTTCCCCCCTTCATTGTATACCCTTAGCGTGATCTTATCTTCTGGCCACACTCTGGGCAGTATTCATCCTCTTCCTCACCGGTATCCTCACCTTTGTGCTGCATGGCTCCCAATACCCTGGCCATGCTCTCTGCCTTTGCCTTCACGCTGTGCATCACAGCCTTGATGGCTCCCTGGGCCAGATCGCCTGCACGATTAATCAGGGCCTGAATGTGGGTGGGCTCAGGTATGGCCATCTCAGTGATGGCATCGAATGTGAGAAGGGCGAGAGCTTCCTCTTCATCAGAGAGCTCTACCTGCACATAGGGCACCATCTCATCCCCATGCTGCATGGCCTGCCAGATACGCTCATGGCCATCCAGAAGATAGCCAGAGCTCACATTTTCGATCACCGGTGCAATCCATCCCAGAGTTTCAAGGCTCTCAGCCACAGCTGCCCTCTGCAGCTCAGGATGCTGCCTGAAATTCTCAGGATGGGCCATGAATTCGCTGGCTGGCTTCACGCCAGAGCCCACGATCCTCACCCGATCATCCATGAGGCACTTCTCTCTTCAGGAAATTCTCAAGATAATCACTGAAACCCACCTGGGTGGCTATATCATAGGGCTCAGCATCAGCATCACGCCACCACTCACCACGCTCTGCATCGAAATGATAGAATCTCCTGGGATACGATCTGGGCCAATACTTCACATCTGCTGGGTTATAGTCCCTGCCCAGATATACTCTGCCCTCAGGTGGCTTCTCACAGGGCTCTTCCTTGGGCCCATACAAACCCAGGGCCTCACCCATCGTGTATTCTGCAGGGCCATCAGCTGGGCCCATCATATCTCCCAAGTATGCCATATATGGATCATCGAGTTCATCGCCAAGCTCCACCCACTCATCTGGAGTGAGCCCGTAAAGATTATCAGCCCCAGGCAGATTGGCTGTGAGCTCTTTGCTTACCTGCCCAAATACCCAGAGGATCGCCCCGTAGAGAGCCAGCATTCCAAGCAGGAAGCCAGCCATGAGGCCCACTATGCCCTGGATCATGCTCATGGCTGCGCTCCCCCCTCAGCTGCCAGCTCTGCCAGCCTGATCAGGAAATCATACAGGGCATTCACCTCTCCCCGAAACATAGCCATTCCCAGCAGGATGGCGATTACCAGCACGATCACGATAGTGAGAAGTGGCTGGCTCTTCAGATACTGCCAAATCCCCTCAAATATGCTCATGGTAGCACGCTCCATTAAGTATGCAGCTGGGCGAATTCTGCCACAGCTGGTGGGCATCGATCCAGGGTGGTATAGAATGCAGTTTCTGGCTCAGCCCCCCTGGCGATCTCAAGCCAGAAAATTTCGGCAAGCAGCATAGCATCATGATGCTCTATCTCTTCCATGAGGGTGATCACAAATGGCACCACGCCAAGCAGATCACCGATCCACTCACTCTCACAGCCATCCAGCACAGCCACCTGCACATCTTTCATCTGCTCAGATAGCCAGAGGCCAGTGGCTATACCATCAGCAAATTCTGCCCCATCTGGGCCCATGTGGGCACTGATGTGCACATACTTGATGGGCCTGCCTGCAGCTCTCGCCCTCTCCAGGAATCTCTCAAAACGATCCATAGTCACATCCATGAGCCTGTAGAATCTCAGCCCAGTTCTGGCCTGCACCTTACGGAAAGCAGCCAGATCAATGTGCAGGCTCTGATCTTGGCCCACCGCCAGCAGCAGGGCTCTTTGATGCTCAGGCTCCTGGGCACCGCTCTCAGTGGATGCAGATGCCTGCAGCTCTCCCAGCAGGAATTGCACCAAGGTTTCGAGCTCTGCGATCTTCATCTTTGATGCATTAAGTGCATGCTCCAAGGCAGATATGCGATCCATCAGGGCCCTCTCTTTGAATGACAAAGGCCCCACCCGCAAGCTGGCCATCTCTGCGCCTCTCAGCACAATAGCTGTGACGATACTTCCCACGATGGCCACCATGGCCACATGCCACAAATCCATGCCACACCATCCCTCTCTCAGGTATTCGATCATCAGTCAGCTATCAGCCTGATCTTAGCACGTTCACTCAGAGGCCTCAGCTCTGCCAATACTCCACCAGGTGGGAGAGGCAGCATGCCCTTCACCACCGCATAGCCAGCATCCCTCAGGAAGCTGCCCCCATATCCACCATACCGAACCTGGGTTTGCACCTTGCCACCTCTGCAGATTTCCACAGCTTCCTTCTGGATCAATACATTGTGAGTGTGCCCAAAGAGGGCCACATCTGCCGCATGAGTCCAGAGCCATCTCTGCATATTCAGGGCCTTGGCTCCCTGCAACTTCCCACCACCGAAACCATGATGCAGATAAAACTGGAGTTTTTGAGTGCCAGCCCTCTTGCTGCCCTCAGGCACTCTATGGAAGGCCAGATCAAGCCAGCCATAATATTTGTCTGGCAGGGTGAGCTGGTAATCATCTGGCTGCCCCTGCCATTCCTTCATCTGCATAACGATATCTGAGAAGATATCACGCTCACTCCACTTCATCATCTGGGCCTCATGATTCCCAGTGAGCAGCACCAGGCACTTGCTGGCGATAGGCTCCACTATGCTCAGGAATCTTCTGGCCTGGGCCCTGCCGATATCTGCCAGATCGCTCATGGTGAGCCAATCTGCCAGGCCACAGGGATCAAACCTGGGATCATTGCGATTTATTGCATCGATGTAATCCCCCATGCCGATCCACCAGGTATTATCATCTTCCTCTATCTGCTTCACCAAGCTCCTGAGAGCCCCTTCATCACACCCTCTGTGCCCTATGTGCACATCACCAATGGGCACGATCCTGAATGTATCGTAAGCCGATACTCCCCACCACTCTCTTCTGATCGATCTCACTGGATTCCCCTCATCACTCATGGCTGCTTACTGCACGAAAGCATCCACCTGATTGTACCAGATGTGGGCCATTAATCCACCTTGCAGGGGCTTCAGGCCCCTTATGAGACAAAAGTACCAGAAATGATCACCAAATTTTAAGGTACAAATGGCAAAACCTGATGTATACTTGGTGCAGGCAGTAAACTATTTCAAAGAGGAAGGGCAAGCATGAGGGCAAAGATCACCGCACAGAAGCTCACCAGTATATGGGTGGCTGTGCTCCCAGGAGCCATGGGTTTCTGGGTGATCTCTTCCTCAGGCAGCTTCCTCACCAGCATCATATAGGAGATGAGTGATGGAATTGGCAGCAATGGAGCTTGTAGGCAATGTGGGCCTGATTTTTGTGGGTGGATGGCTTGGTATCTGCATCTTCAGCCTGGCAGTGGTGAGATCGCTATAGGGCCCAGCCAGATGCACCGTGATGAAATTCATGAGCTATACAAAGGCCCTAGAGTGGGCCAGAGAGGAAAGTGAGATATGAGTATGGATGAGCAACTTCTGAGCCTATCAGTGAAGGATGATCAGGCACAGGATAGCCAATGGTGGCAGAAGGCAGCCCAGAAGGCCAATGATCTCCTGGGCTTTGCCTATACTGATGAGGATTCCATCAAGGCGATCCTCAAAGATGTGGAGCCTCACGCTGTGAGCCCGTTTCACGCTGGGCACATGGTGGCTGATCGAGCCAGGCAGAAGGCAGTGGCCTGGGCCAGGAAATATGATGTGGATATCCTCACGGATCAGCTGGATTTCTTTACCAGCAGCAGTGTGGGGGCTCAGTATTTCAAGCTCCATGCACAGGTGCTGGGATTCCCTTACATCGAGATCAGGCACAGTGCCGGTGAGGGCACCAGCAATCCCAGCAAGCAGCTGGATTGTGTTGCCACCCGATATGATGTGGATGAGGATGGCTGCCAGGTGCTGCCTGGCACAAGATACGAATGGGTTGGATCGGTATCCCCGCCAGTGGGGTGGGATGATAGCTGGGCATATGGTGTATGCATGGTGGATGAGAAGAATCACACCAAAGATCGGTGCATGATGGGCACCTTTGATGATGCCATCGATTACCTATACTCCAAGCTATTCTGCATGGAATCAAGGGGCTGGGAAGTGAAGATCGGGCTCATGGTTGGCAAAGAT